GCCCTCAAGATGCTGGTCATTGATGACCGAGGCTTCAAGGTTTGGGGTTCTGTACCGCGAGCCATCGAAGATGATCTTCACAAGGGGATGTGGGTTGCGTTTGTTGCGACTTGCGAGCCAAGTAATGATGACCCGAAGTTTGGGTTTTTCAAGCGGCCCAGCAAGGCTAAGTGCTGGGAATCAGATGAAGTGGCCGCATGAGCGGCCCACAACAGGGAGAATGACGATGCAAGTAATTAGGGATCTGATAAACGAAGCCAAGGAGCGACGAGCCGAGGCAATACGGTGCGCGAAAATAGATTCTGCGGTAGTGCGTAGCCGAGGCGTTGAGTTGGCGTGTCTGGATGAGCGCGGAGATTTGATAGAGCGAGAGTTTGACGTAAAGCTGACCCAGAAAGGCATCCGCGAGGAGGTTGCTCGGGCTCTCAGATTGCACGGTGCTGACAGAGCCGTGAAGTTTGCTCTCACTGGCGGCGTTGATGGCGCTGACAGTGTGTGGGGTCTGAATAATTGGGAATACGAGCCCATGGTCGAGTGCTGGGATACGCGCACTTTTACTGCCGACGAGATCGGCGTTGCAGTCGAGGAGGTTGCATGAGCGAGCACATCTCGGCCTTACTATTGGTGGCTTTACTAAGCCTTGTCTTCGGGTTGGTAGGCGAGTCTGATTATCAGGATGCACTCGACGAAGAAGCCCTGTATTGTCAACAGACGTTGCTGTTCAAGCGCACTGGTGGTCAGTCAGGCTGGCCCGATTACAAACGCATCAGGGAGGAAATTTGTAAATGAAAGTTTGTCCAGAATGCCTGTTGGTCAACAGTCACCATCCTAATTGCCCCGAGGCAGAGGATTGGGATGGAGAAGAAGAGGAAGAGGAGCAAGAAGAATGGGATTAGATCCAGCTTATACTTATCGGGCTCGCATTTGCCGCGTTATTGACGGGGACAGTGTGGTGCTCGATCTCGATTTAGGCTTTGGCATCGAGCTAAAAACGCAAAACTGTCGACTTTACGGCATCGATACAGCGGAGAAGCGGGGGTATAAAGACGCACCCGACCTCAAGCATTTGGGGATTCTTGCCACGGAGTTTGTTAGAAACGAGGTGGCCACCAAAGGCCAGATTGTTACAGTAAAGACTGTGCTCGACGAAGAGCGCGGTAAATTTGGTCGGATTCTTGTTGAGCTTTTTTTCCAAGGCGATGAGCATAGCCTCAATCACACCCTGCTCGCAGAGCGGTTGGCGGTAGGCTATTACGGGCAGGGGAAAGGCGACCTTTTTGAATCGCATACCGCTAACGTCGACTATCATAAAAGCCGAGGCACGCTGTATGGGGAAGATTAAGTTTGAAGCGGAGCTTGAGGCGGGAGAGACGCTGATCATCTCAGCTACCCTCGAAGAGGGGGCGTTTATGTCCTACCCGCAAGAGGACGACGATTATCACGACGATGACGAGGAACCAGAACGGGACAACGTAGTGCCGCTCGACCCCTAATAAAGCTCGTCGGCCCCAAACTCCACAACATTATGGTGAGCGTTAAATGGCGTGAACACCTCGGTTTCCAAGCATTCCAGCCCGATCTTGAGCGCCTGCTCGTTGCGCGCATCCCCGAAAGCGATGGCTTCATCGCTCAGCGTGTACACACCAAACGGATAGGGGTGCGCTTTCTCTACGGCCAAGAAATAGAATTTGTCGGCGCGTAACCCCACAGAATGCGCGCCGTTGAGATAGTAGGCCGCCTGCTGATAGTAACGGAAGCTATTGATCGAAGATCGGAACCCACGGGGAGACGCATCCCGAGCGGTCTTGAGATCCCAGATGTCTGTCCCGGTGTACCAGTCCATGCGGCCCTTGCAAGGCTCGCCATGCCATTCCCAACAGATTACAAGCTCAACCCTATCGGATTGCGTCGGAATGTAATCGGACAGCACAGCGCGGCGCTCCATGCACACATCAAACAAATCCTGCTTGATTGGCGTGCGGTCGCCTACGGTTTCAAGCCAATCTGCATAGGCTTCCTTGCCTATCTTGGTGCGCCTGTCCACAGCGGGCTCAACAGCAAACTCGTCATCAAACTTCTCCAGTTCTGAGAAGACGGTGTGCTGAACGCGGCCCTCCAGTAACGCAGGCGATTCCGAGATGTCGTGCTTATTGCGCCAGCGGTAAGGACATTTGATTAGCTCGGTAAGATCGTGAGATCGCCAAGCGGGAATGGCCGCATATTCTTCGTAGGTCAGGCCGTCGTAAACGCCAACTTCAAATGTATTCATTTATATACCCTCTAGGTCTCTTTGTTCGTGAACGAGCTTCATCCCATATTCGTTGACGCCTGTCTTCGGACAGTAGTCTGGCTTGAAGATCAGTTTGTTCTTGCGGAATGGCGAGTAATCGACATGGTGGTGCCACCGATTGAAACGCCACACGACGCTTGCCACATCTGGGTGCAGGTCTGCCAGCATTTGGCTTTTTGGCTTCGTGCCTTCTTCTGCATAAAACTCTTTAGTGTTGCCACCCTTCATGCGTTGAGTCGTGACTTTCCCGCACAGGAAGGCGTTGAACTGCACTGTGCAGTAACCATCTTTGAGCACGCGCAATGACAGGTCGGTGTCTTCGTTGTAACGCCCTCGCCATGTGTAGGGGACATCGTTGCGGATCAGCAGGCAAGAATAGATCCTCGTGTTGAGCACGAAGGGTGGCACCGGATCTGCTGACTTGGCAAAGCTATAGTAATTGAAGCCAGCAATAGCGACATTTGTATACCTATTTACAAAATCCTCTGCGGCGGCAAATGTAGCGTCACTTTTTACGCGGATTTTTTTATTTCTGTGGAGTCGATGAAAATTTTCGAGATTGTCATCGAGCACCCAATGCCAAGCGTGACCTTCTGCTATAGCGTGATCCCACGCGAAATTGCGAGCAGGGCCGGGCCCTTTGGACCTGCCAACGACAGCATCGCAAGTGTCATATTCATCAAGGTAGCTTTGCGGCAAGATCAATAGATTTTCTGCGCCGTATCGGTTGGCGTAAAGGTTGAACTCTTGCTCCTCAACAATAACGCGAAAAGGAACGCTCATATTGGTGAGCGCCCTCATCGTTACCGCATTGTCTGACCTACCCTTGCTGACTATGTAGATGGGATATCGTTTCATCAACATAGATCATCTGATTGTGCTCAGCGCCCCAATGTGATCGGAATGGGAACCAAATGCTTTTGGTTTTTTGAGTGAGCTTCTGGCCAATCAATTGTGCAAATTCTTGCAAGTCTGCCTCAGTTTCGAAGCGGATGTTAATGCAGGCGTGTGGTTCCTGACGACCCTGCACGAACTCTGGCATATCCTGCCAGTGCTCATCCCACCACTTTGGCTCCTCACCGAAAAGCGTTTGTTGCTCACTCACCTTCGCTCTCCTGTATCCAGCGGCGGGCATACCAGATCATCTTTCGCATATCAGCGACTGCGCCCTTCCTATCGGCTCGCCACGCATACTTCATAATGTTGCCGTGTAGATACGCTTTGAAGCCGATAGGGCCAAGCACCTCCCTGATGGCGTCGATACACTCGATGTCGCCGTGCTTGTTGTAGTGCGGTGGCTTGTGGATTAGATCAAGGCCATCCGCGATCTCTTTAAGCGTTTGTTTACGCGCTTTATCCCATTCGGCGGGGGTTGCCTCATCGATTGACATCATTTGTTCCTCAGAAGCAGTTTGGCGCGCTCTAGTGAGCGCTCATAAGAATAGGCGCACCAGTTGAGCGTGCGCGGTGTGAGCAAGGTGTCGAGCAGTCGGCGCACCCAATGCCAAAACGTCCCCTCTTCGCTACGAAATGCGCGAGAGCTAAGCGTTTCGGCTGGATTGCCCCCACAAAGCCCGTTAAGGCCCTGTGAGAGCGAATCCATGGCGTGGGTAGCCAGATGTATTGCCTGCCTGACGATCTTGCCTACAGGGCCTTTCGCTGGCTTTTTTAATAAGGAGCCGGACATACGCCATAACCAGATGTGGTTCGATAATGCTGTTGATTGCCGAACCCGCATTTCCACTGGCATACAACCTGCCCGTTGACGCCCTGCTGTTGGGACACTTTCGACCAAAAGTGCGAGTGTGCAAATACAGACATTGATACAACCACTAAGGCGATGGCCGCCACCCCTTTGACTTTTGCGTTCATTGGCTTTCTCCCTTGTTTAGAACGGTATG